GTAACCGCAGGTGTATTGGATGTAACATCTAATCTTATTAAAGATGTTGCAGACAAGACTGGAACTGCTCCAACTAAGCCAGAGGAATAGAATTACTGCCAAGGATGGCACTTATTCAGAGGTTGGGCTGAGGACCGTTACTGTGACTGTGTCGTTATAGTCTCCATTTCTGAAATCTCTAACTGATACTTCTTTGTGAAGTTTTCCATCAATCATTTTATAATTAATTATTTCCTTGCGAAATACACCTTCCATTTTGTCTAACACGGTCTTAAAAGGCCCTGTTGATTGAGCGTTATAAGGTTCTGACTCTGCCTTGTTTATTCTATCCACCATTGCCAATTTGGCTGGTGTTAATGTTTCAATTTTTTGTTTCATAGTATATCCTTTTTTATTCGTAGTGAGCGAATCCGTTCACCATTGTTTTTGTAAAACCTGCATTACTCATTTGTTCGTCCAAATAAGTGTTTCGTTCTTGGTCAGAAATCATTTCATAACTCATTGAAGTGAGTCCTGGGTTATCTGCCAACCATGCCAATTTGGCTTTTTCCAAACATTCCAATACAGTCGGTTCGGTCGGAGCATTTGTTTCCCAATCTGGAGTTAAAATTTGTACGTCAATGCCAGATGACATTGTTAAAATGTTACTGGGCTCTATTGGAGTTGTTGGTTCTGGGGTCGGTAAATTTTCTGGTAATTCTTCTGTCATAATAGTTTTAATGCTCCATAGTTTACTTGATAATAACCATTTGTATTCATGGCTACAGCCTCGGGCATATATTCCATAACCTCTTGTGCGATAACACCTATAGTAGGACCTGAAACATTAAGAGATTTTGCAAGTTCATTCCATTCCCAAGTATAGGTCCTGTGTCCATTATTTTTGCCAAGGTAGTGTATATTTGTTTTTAATCTGTGGTCTGAAGCTCTCCAATAATAAGGAAGAATTGCTCTATAACCACTTACACCATTTTGAGCTTGTAAAAAGTAATATCTTGTTCCACCTGACCATCTGAAAATGTTTGATGTTGACCAAACACCACTAAATTGTGATGGGTAACTAGCTGATGTACTATTTCCATAATAATACATATCGTCGCCTATACCATATCCATAATCTGTTGTTCCACGCTGAGAGGGAGTCGGATTAAATCTGAGATACCATCCACTAGAATAGAACCAAAACTGTAATCGTTCATAACCAGGTCCTGGTAGGAATACTGGTCGGCCACGAACTCTATGTGAATTACTATCTGACATAGTACCCCAAGCCCATGAACCATCACGGCCACGATATTCTGAATTATAGACTGGATTGTTTCTGGGACCATAATAAAAATCCAGCTCTGAATAATACTGGGGGTTTCCGGACCTTGTTGATGCCATTATGGTCTAACCTCTATTATTAATGGATAAAATTTGGCTGAATCAATACCGACAGTCGCGGGACATGTTACTTCAAGAGAAGTCGTATGAGCGACCGGTAAAGAATTGACGTGAATATATGTATCACCATCATCTGGTATGCCGGATATCGTCACGACTGTGCCAGCAGACACTGTAATAATATCATGGTCATTTAATAATACTTTATTAGCTTCTTCTGGGATATCACCTCGGCCGATTGTAACTGCTTCCCCAGTAATTGGGTCAACAATTCCAGGCACAACTGTTTGTGCAAAGAAATCTTCTGATACTGCCGGATGAGAATATGTTAATGAAATATCTGTTTTCTCTACAACTGTATTTGCTGTAGCGTCAAACCATTTTCTATCTTGTGTATCTAGCCTGTCGCCATCATCGAAGTCGCAGCAATAGAGATCCGTGTTGGCAATATCTCTATCACCAAACTCGACTATCGTTTCATCTGTTATGCCTTCTGCTTCAGCAATAATTCTGCCAGAAACAGTATTAGCGACGTAATACCTTTTCATTTAAAATACCAATTGTTTAAGTCTATTTATTAATCAATCAACAATTTAATTAAGCCTGAGTTCCAATTTTCTGCTACATCTCTAGCGTATGATTGTGATTTGCCTGGTAATTCTCTTGTCTGTACCAATTGATTATTCTCAAATAAATCAACTACAAACATTGAATCTGGACCATTACTTCCACTATCATTATTGCCCTGTGTCATAACAGTTCTAATTTCTGCATTTCTACTCATTTTCTTCCTCCAAATCTGAACGATAGATAGCCACACCGTGATGAGTGTAACCTACTATGTCGTCTTGCTTATCTACCCAATTAAAGAAAAAGGCTGATGCAAGACATATTATTGCTAAGACGGTTAAAGGTCCAAACGGATTTCCGTCATACCTTTTCACTTTAGCTAATTGTTGCTGTCGTTTGTTCAATTGTTCTATTAAACTCCACACCGCCTCTTTTGACTAACTCATTTCTGATTTTTTGTCTGTCTTTAGGTCTTGTGTTTCTTGCGTTAAACTTTTCAATTAAAGCAGTTGTGCTTTTGGTTTTAATATAATCGTGTTCATAATTAAAGCCTTGCTTTGCTGCTCCACGTGTTGTTTTTCTTACTGATTTTCCTAACTTAATTGGCATTCAATTTCTCCATTGCTATGTGAAGCGCATCGACCTGCGGGTCATTTACATGGCCATATATGCCAATGTCTCCACTAAATTTTTCTTTAAACATATCCTCTTCTAAAATATTAATAGGAGGCGTTACAAAATCCTGGGTTTCTTTATCCATAAAAGCTACTTCCCAGAGCTTTGCCTTGTGTCCATACGAACCTGTAAATTGTACAACTGACATGATATAATCATCATAATCAAATTGCATTCTGACACCATCGTGCCAAGGTTGTTTTTCAGGCCAATTTGACATTATAGTACTTCCCAACCTTCTACTGTGTCGAGTCTAAAAGCTCTCCACGCATTTTTATCCAATGACCAAACAGGGAAGCTTTCAGTGTCTGTTGATTCGACATTCACTTTATTCACAACACCATTTGCTTCCAATACAGCTGGGTTTAATGTGCAAGGCATGACCCTGATTTCCCCTGTACCGATTTTACGAAAAGTAACTGTAACAGTTCCTTTCTTTAATGCCTCTAATAGAGTACCTTTTTCTGCTTGTTCCATAATATTTTTCCTTTCATTTTCAATTGTTGGCCTCCTCTGAGAGATTCGAACTCCCGACCCTCGGTTTCGTAGACCGATGCTCTATCCAGCTGAGCTAAGAAGAGGTGTTTCATAATGTCTATTATAACAGGTTGCTCCAAAAAGTCAACCACCAATTTCCATGGTCGCGAACAATACCTATCATAAGTGCAGTAACACCAGCACCATTTAATAGAATCAATGCTCTATCTTCCCATAGTAATGCGACCCATAACCAAAGACCGATACCGACTGCACTAAAATACAAATCAGCAATATGCCATTGTGGTCCTGCAGACCTTAAAATAATAGCGGTCATTACAAAAATGGACGCTGCCCATTTGATGTACCAATCTAATTTCTTTTCGCCTTTGTCAGATCTTATCATTAACTTATGGGTTCACTTGTTATAATGTTAACCGTGGGTACATCAATTATGTAGCCATCAATTCGACGAATATATGTTGTATCGCCTTCTATTTTTTCTTCCTTACCTACGACTTCTAGAGTCACGCCTTCCTTAGTTGTATGGCTGTAAGTATATTTAATTCTGCCTTCAGTACTCATTTAATAGTCCTCTTGTTTGTTCCCAACCAGATACATTATAAACAGTACCTAGTTTTGATAATCTTATGGTTTCAGCAATCGGGAAATCATTACCACCATATTCACATTTGTCTCCAAAGAAATCAAAGTTTGTATAACCTTCATCCATTAAATCTTGAACGACCTGTGCTTTGTTTTTCCCTACCGGATATATATCAATGCTGATTTGTCCACCAACAGATGCCGTAAATTTAGGAAAGGCTTTCATTATTCTGTCGGCAAAACGAATTCGTTCCTCGCTTTTCTTATCCCATTCGTAATATTCATTTCGTTGTTCACGAGAACAATTTCTGCCGATTGTACTTACGTTGCACATACCAGTTCTAAATTCACAATGGTTTCCAGTTTTAATGGGATATGTACTACGATTAAGTTCATTTTGTAAAAAATGTTTAAAGTCATAATCTGGTTTAAAATCACTTTTGGATACCATACGACCATTGACCCACTTTTCGTTACCGTTACATTGATACACACCTTTACATGCTTCGTATACAGCAACACCAGTCTGTTCAACTGTTTTAGGTCTATCACTACCTGTGACAAGAAACACATCATGTTTCTCAGCAAATGCTATAAACTCAGATCTGAAATCTGAATCCATGGTAGCTCTTGAAGCCGATAATGTTCCATCGACATCAAATAGAATTGCTTTCTTCATGCCAGTTGTATCTCCACTAATTTTTTGACCTTATCTAGATTATACCAAAGGCCGCTGTACATTTGAATACGACCACTTTCCCACTCGACAAAATATCGTTTATATCCATAGGTTCGTTCTGATAAAATCTTTACGTTGCCGTAATTAAATTCAACCAATCTCATCTTGCAATCCTTTTATATAAACTATACTTTTCTTTGACTTCCTGCTTTACAGCATCTTCCAATAATTTGACTTCAGCTTGGAGCCGTTTAATTTCTTGTTTATTTTCCAGGATAATTTTTTCTAATCCTTCAATTGTTTTGTTCTTCATTTTTCTCTTGTTTGTGTTTAATATAGCCTTTTTTGGCAGCTTTCTTTCTATCGGTTTGGGTTGCTGGCTTGTTGAACTTATTCATGTTCTTTGCCACTGGATTTCGCTTGTTCTTTTCCATGTTTCCTAAACCTTTTATTGTATTGTCTTTTAATCTTTTTGACAACACCACTTCTATCTAAATACTTATACCATTTCCTGGCTTTGGTCAAGGCGTCGTATTCATCACCACCTTTCAATGGTATTCTTTTATCAGTCATAAGCTTGGATGAGCTTGAAACTCAAACCCGTCACCACCCATCATTTCAAGAACTCGGGCTGACTGTTCTTCAAGCGCAATTGCTTGGTTCAAGATGTCATTCATTTGTTCTTCAAGTTGATTTGTTTGAGCTTGAATCTTATCAGCAAAAAATTCATCGGCTGTTGGACTTAATCGAATACGATCCATTGGGAACTCAATTACATTACTCATTTACTTTCCTTTCTCATTAATTAAAATATTGGCCTCCCGAGCAGGAGTCGAACCTGCAACCTACGGTTTAGAAGACCGTTGCTCTATCCAGTTGAGCTATCGGGAGATGATTCTTTTAAGAATATTCTTTTTCAAAACTAGCAACTAGTTTCGTTTGCAGCCTCCTGGCTTCCTTCTCCCAAGGTTGGTCCCAATACTCAGTATCGGTATGGTCCTTAGTTTTCCATCTGGATAGTGTAGGGTTTAATTCACCTCTACAAAATTGTTTTACATGAACTAATTCATGAGCAAGTGTTGACAACCAGTTGCCATATAAAGCAACATCAATTATAAAATTTCGTTGGTCCACCGACTCGCATAAGCCTTCACAGTGGGAGTTGTCAACATATAGTTTGTGGTGAAAGCGAACCTCGAGATTGGTTTTTAATCGGCTAATGTTTAACTCTTTAGCAAAATGTTTTATTGCCAAAGACGCATATGCCTTTAAACCTATGTCGAGTTGTCCGCCGCGTGGACCTCCGAAAATAACCATCATAGTTTTTTACCTAAATTACCATGTAGAACATTATTAAGATACAAAATATCAATAGAGCATTTTCCCAAGTAAATTTAATGAGTCCCCAAGTGATTTGAATTATCGCAAAGGAAACCAAAATAAACATGAAAATACCTAAAGCAAATTCCATACCTTATTCGTAATAACTTGTGTTGAGACTATAACCCATCTCAATCTGTGGGTCGAAATCATCAGCCGAAGATGTATATAATACAAAATCAGATGATTTCATTTTTGCAAGCCTTTTATTAGACTTTGTGTTTTTGAGTTCGTCCATCGCAACAGACACTTCGTCCTCAAAATCCTTTCCAGTATATCTACTCATTACGCTACCACCTTCTGATTAAAAAATTCTTGGATATAAGACGTATCCATAATTGAAGTACCACCAATATGCCATTTGTATTCTTGGTTTGACCTTGCCTCGAACCCACCGTCATAATCTTTCCAATTATAAATGGTCACAGGTTTAATAGAGTTAAAATCATAATCCTCAACGACAAGTTCCCATTCGATGTCAACTTTTCCATCGCCTGAGGTATTTGTACATTGTGGTTCACCAAAAACTTTGACAAGTTCGGCGTAAGAGGCTGTAATATAGCCTTGTAGACAAGTCGAGACAAAATTTGCCCTCGGCTTGATTTTATAGTTTTCTGAATTCATAACAACTCCCATTGATTTATTCATTAATTTATAGTACCATTATAACACGTTACCAGCAAATGTCAACCATTTTCTTATAATATTTTGTCATAACGATATAACTTTTTGATATATCACTTGTTCCTATTCAGCACGTCTCTGGAAAGACCACCAAATAGATAGGTAAAATATCCGAAGAATGGAACGGCCAGGATAAGCCTGACATTGTCCTTAGTCAAATTGATTGCTTCACCTAGGAAAAACAATGTCGTAATGACCAAGGCAATCATTCCTATAATACCAACGCCGTAAGCGAGGTCGGTAGCGATTTCTTTATAATCCCTCATTATTACACTCCGTGGGTCATGTGACCGTAGCTGTCGTCACATTCGTTTAGCTTATCGCCACAAATGCATAATTCGTCCTCTTCGATTGAAGGGGCGCCAACCATCGACCTAATTTGGGCCTCGGTGAATCTTTGTTCGCCATCTCTGACTGAACTCATTGCTAGTATTCTAGCTGTTTCATTTGATATAGTCATTTTTTCTCCTTATATTGACCTTGCGTCCCATCTCTGGTCAGCAATGATTTGTAAAATTTCATCTCTATCGTCGTCTGCATGTAACCTATGGTCAATACAAACATCAAATATTTCAGCCTGAAGTAGGCCTTCTCTGTCCTCGTTCTCGAGGTCTTCCTGGATTTGTTCCCAGGCCATATCGTTCTCTAAACAACTCATATTTTCTCCTTTTCCTATTTAATATACAACCATTATACCACAATTGCTTGTTAATGTCAACACGTTGGGTAAAAATAATTGTAAATCGTAAGTTTTCATTTCTTTTATATAGTACCATACCCGGAAGCATATGTCAACACGTTGAACGGAAAAAAATAATTAAAATAATGGTTGACATTTAGCTTGTAACCTGTTATAATGGTACCTGAAATGAGGAATTGCACTTTATGAGCGAACAATTTAGAATATTAACAGCAAGACAACACGTCCGTGAAAGGATAGGCATGTACATGGGATCTAGTTCCCGCGAAGACATCGAGCGTTTTGTTCTTGGAGAATGGAAAAAGGCACAATACGTCCCTGCCTTATCTAAAATGGTGGACGAAATACTTGACAATTCGATTGATGAAGCAATCCGAACAAACTTCAAGTACTCTAATAAAATAAATGTATCTATTGATGGTGACAAAATTACCGTGACCGATAATGGTCGAGGTATACCACAAGATAAGATATATGACGAAGCCTCAAAAGAAGAAATATTAAGACCAGTAGCTGCATGGACCAAAGTCAATGCGGGTACTTCGTTTGACGACGAAAGAGTGACAATCGGTACCAACGGTGTCGGTTCGGCCGCGACCAATTTCCTTTCAGAGAAATTTATAGGTCGTACATGGTCCAATGGAAAGTCAATCGAAGTTCATTGTAAAAATGGAGCTGATACTCTTAATATAAAGAAGGGTGCGAAGGCTGGGTCCGGAACTGAGGTTTCATTTATACCAGACTTTGAACTATTTGAGGTCAGTACTCTAGCTGAATTGGATACTGTGTCATTAATAGAGGATAGATTAATCTCTCTCCAAATGGCCTTCCCTGAAATTAAGTTTCATTTTAACAAGCGTCGTATACAGGTTACTGACCTGAAAAAATATGCAGCTCTATTTAATGACACTACTATTATAGAAAAGAGTGAAAACCTTTCAATGTTCTTTGCCACATCTGAGGACGGATTTCGTTCCAACAGTTTTATAAATGGTGTGAATACAAGACAGGGTGGTAACTACGTAGATTATATTACAAATGGTATCGCTGATGAACTGGCTGTAATGATTAAACGTAAACACAAAATAGAGGTTGTCAAGGCCACTATTAAAGGTGGGTTAACCTTTGTAATGTTTGCACGTAACTTTGTGAATCCTAAATTTGATTCTCAAACAAAGGAACGTCTGACCAATCCAATGTCTAATATTAAAGAACATGTGGAAGCGTCAGAGATTAAAGATTTCCAGTCTCTTGCTAGAAAGATTTTAAATACAGAAGAAATCATTGACCCTATTATAGAGGCTCAATTGGCCAAGAAACTTGCTGCTGATAAACGTGCAGCTACATTGGCTCAGAAAAAATTAAGAAAAGTGAAGGTTGCAAAACACATCGCAGCTAATAAAGATGATGCGACACTTAAAATTGTGGAAGGTGATTCTGCAATGGGTTTCCTATTAAAGGTAAGAGACCCAGATAAGGTTGGTGCATTTCCTTTACGTGGTGTGATTATGAATACCTGGGACATGAAACCAGCTGATGTATTAAAGAATAAGGAATTAAGTGAATTGGTCGCTGTATTAGGACTTGACATTAATAATCCTAATTCGGTTGATGATATGACATATCAATATGTTGCAACGCTTACAGACGCTGACCATGATGGTATCGGTCACATAAGTCCATTGCTTATTGCATTCTTTTATAAATTTTGGCCTCGACTTTTAACTGAACAGAGAGTAATGATTACAAGAACTCCAATTATGATTAGTTCAAAGGGCGATGAAATAGAATGGTTTTATACTTACGAAGAAGCCATTGCATTTAAAGACAAAGAAAAGAATTACAAACACAGATACATTAAAGGGCTAGGTTCATTGACAGAAGATGAATATAGTACTATTATTAATTTACCGAAATACGATGTCGTCACTGTTGACGATGCTGATATGTTTCAAATGATGTTTGGTAAAGATTCAAGTCTACGAAAGGAGTTTATGTTTAAATGAGTGATTTAACTATGTTTACAAGTGAGAATAACTTAGGTACGGCCTATCCGATTTCAAAGGTTGCATTAAATGAATGGAAATCATTCGCAATGTACACAGTTGAATCTAGAGCGATACCGAATATGATTGATGGTCTGAAACCAGTCCAGAGATTTTATCTTTATTCCTCAATACTCAATTCAAAGAAGGATTTTAAAAAGGTATCAGCTGTGTCTGGTATCATTTCCGATTATGGTTATAACCATGGAGAGGCTTCGGCAGCTGGTGCAGGTCAGTTAATGGCAGCGACATGGAATAATAATATATGTTTGGTCGAAGGCCGAGGTTCATTTGGTACTCGACTGGTCCAGGAAGCTGGGGCGGCAAGGTATGTCTATACACGTCTCCATGATAACTTTAACAAATATGTAAAAGATTTGGATTTATCACCAGTTCATGATGACCCAGAACATGAACCACCAGCATTTTATCTGCCAGCCATTCCTTTGGTCCTTATTAATGGAACAAAAGGTATCGCGACAGGATTTGCTACCAATATTCTACCTCATTGCCCTGATAGTGTAACTGAGGCTTGTATTGAATATTTGGAAACATCGGAAATAAAAGAACCGATTAATCTCAAATTTCCAGAGTTTAATGGAACAATAGAACAGAACAAGGAAGACCCTAAAAAGTATATCTCGTATGGCACTTACAACAAGCGTTCAAAAACGCAACTCCTTATTTCAGAAGTGCCATACGGATTCGATAGAGAATCATATGTTAAGGTACTAGACAATTTGGAAGATGAAGGTGATATTGTCTCATATGAAGATCTCTGTGATAAACAAGGCTTTAGGTTCGAGGTTAAATTAAAGCAGAACATCTCTGCAAAATGGACTCGGTCTAAAATAATCAGTAAGTTTAAATTGTCAAAACCATTTGCTCAAAATCTTACTGTAATTGATTACGAAGGAAAACTTCGTGAATATGATGATGCTAGACAGCTGATTAAGGATTTTTGTGATTACCGATTAGGTATATTAAAACAAAGAATCGATGCTAGGAAAGCAGAGTATGAGGAAGAGGTTCGTTGGCTGAATGTCAAAATGGAATTTGTTCAAGCAAATGTTGATGGTCGTATTGTGTTTAAGGATAATACTAGAACGCAGGTCATTAAACAGATAATGCAAGAGACATCGGGCACTGGAGGTGACACAAACCGATTGCTCGCATTAAGTATCTTAAACCTTACAAAAGAAGAGATTGTAAAACTTAAGAAACAAATTGCAGAGTCCAAACGAACCTTAAACTTTTGGAAAAAGACCTCACCAATCAACCAATTTAAAACAGACCTTGAAACCTTATGAATAAAGAAGAATATAAAGTCACAGAGTCCGAAAGTAGAGCTAGAAGATTAGCGAAGGACCTATCTGATGAACGAAAAAGATTAAAACAAGAACTTGCAGAATTACAACAAGAGAATGAAGAACTCACCCCCACCACACCTACTGGGACACTGGATTGGTATGTTAAATGGGTAGCCACAATGTTGGCCGTAGGTGGTGTTTTCCTTATTAGTGCTGGCCTTCCTCAATATGGGAACATATCGTATTTGTTTTCCACAATGTGTTGGGTATATGTCGGCATGGCTTGGAGTGATAGGGCTATTATGATTGGGTCCTCCATCTCGGGAACAGCAGTCGCAATGAATTTAGTAACAGGAGTAGTATGATGAATAAATCAACAAAAGGGAATAGAAACTTTGACAAGGAAGCAAAGGAATTATTAATTGGTCTTTCTGAAAGGCAATTATATAGATTATTTGATATAGTCCATAAAGAGATGAAAGGACCTATGACAGAGGAAAGAAAACTTGAACTGCAAGCTGTAAAACGTGCAGTCAGATCTCATCCATATACCGAAGCCTATAAAATTGACAGACTTATTAATGGTTATCAATCAGAAATGGCCAGAACTGGTCGACCTAAAGATGGGCAAAAGACTTTAAGATAAAAGTGTCATACAAAAGTGTCATACACACTTTTTCGTACATAAAAATGTCGACAAAACACACTTTTTCGTACATAAAAATGTCATACGTACACGGCATAGACATAAAAAGTGTCATACTTTGTCATACTAATAAGTCGTAATATAAACCATAAATTCTTTTGGCAATAATCGCATGTGGTCATTGTCAAATAATTTTTCCCTTAATGATTCATCCATAAATCTCAATCGGTTTGTATCATTAAAGGCTTTTAAAATCTTATGTCTAAACTTATGGAATTTTTCAGCGGAACCATACTGGGCATCAATATGAACATTAATTGCACAATGTCGAACATGGGCTGAAAGATAATCAACGTGATCTAAAAGAAAATTCAATTCAGCTCCCTCAGCATCAACCTTTAAAAAATCAACGTGATCTAAATCATACTTGTCAATCAATTCTCTGAATGACATTAATCTACATTCTTCCTCTTCGTCCCTATAATCTGGGAACTTATAAATGTTACCTCTATCAATATCAGTCTTACCAATGGCTGCGTTTATCGCGTGAACTTTTGGTGTTGCAGTATCCATATAATATTCACCAACATTTTTAATTGCGGTCTTTAATAGTCTTTTATTAGGTTCGACCATAAGAACTTTGTCAGCACCAAGATCTAGAGCTCTTGCAGAGAACATTCCATTTCCTGCTCCAATATCAATAACAGTATCTCCTGGAAGTACATCGTACCACCATTCATATTTTTTGGTTTCAAAAAAGGTGTTGTGAAGTCGAGCGACCTCATTGATAGGAAGACCATCGGTGTCCATCTCATACGAAAAGCTTTTTGTTCTCATGTTAAATTCCTCAATTTGGATAAATAGTATAAAGCAATATATACTTATTTATAGGATTTGTAATGCCCGAAATTATTAACAATTATCTTTCTCCAGCTTCGTTTACTATCAGTATTGATAGGATGCCAAATGTTGAATTTTTTACACAGAGTATTTCATTACCAGGTGTAAGTGGTTCACCAGTAGAATTTGCGACTCCGCTGAGAACAATGTATCAGCCTCAAGACCAACTCAATTATGACGATATTACTCTATCATTTATAGTTGACGAACAGATGAACAATTATAAAGAGATTTTAAATTGGATGGAAGGACTAGGTTCTCCTGAAACATCAAAACAATATGCTGATTATAAAAAGGATAATGCACAGATTGGTATTACTTCGGACCTAAGTGTTATTATAACAAATAGCCATAAAAATCCAAATATTAAATTTACTTTTAAGGAAGCATTCCCAGTATCATTAGGTGGTATTGAGCTGAATGTGAATACACAAGATATTGCATATGCAACTTGTGATGTTACTTTGAGATACGAATCGTTTATATTTGAAACCATTTAAACGGTTGACATTACATTCTTTTCGTGATATAATGGTACTAAAATAGTACAACAGGACTCTATATAATGAACACAGATGATATATCAAAAATATGGGCAGCAGATTCGTCAATAGACGAGACCAATCTAGTTGCAGAAAGCAAAAAGATTCCACAGCTCCACAGCAAATATTACAATCTCTATTATAGGGAAGTACTTCGCGTTAAGAAACTCAAAGCAGAATACAAAGAACTTGAAATGGAGAAACGTCATTATTATGATGGCTCTATGGACGAACAAACTCTAAAAGAACATGGTTGGAAACCTTTTCAGTTAAAGGTATTACGTAACGATATCGACAAATATATTCAAGCAGATAAAGATATTATTAAAATGAGTCTTACTGTAGATTATCATTCAGCAAATGCAAATTATTTAGAGGATATAATAAGAACAATACACAGTAGGAACTTTATCATTAAAAATATGATTGACATATTAAAGTTCCAGGCAGGAGATTATTAATGTGGGATAAATTTTTAGAGTGGGGTTTCAAACGAGAAGCAGAGAATCAATTTAAGGACGTCGAAGAAGAACTCAAGCGTAAAGATAATCGTGTTAAAGTTGATGTAATGGCTGACGATACAGACCCAAATGAAATCACCATTGAAAACGCTTATAAAACAAGATGGATTTGGTATCATACAATTTTAGCAATTGGTATTTTCTTTACCAATATCTTATTGACAGCAATTTTACTAATATTAGCAATTAAACTATGAGTGATATAATTACAGTTGAAGAAATTGATGCGGTTTATATGCGCGTCGTTGCTGAGGCTAGTGTAAAAACAGAACTTGCAGACCATTTCAGTTTCAGACCAGAAGGTTATCAATTTAATCCAAGATTCAAAGCACGAGTATGGGATGGCATTATTAGAATGTTTAGCCCTTTTAAACCAGTTTTATATGTTGGTCTTTTACCACACTTACAAAAGTTTTGTCACGATAGAGGCTATCAGTGTAATATACCAGAAAAATGGAAAGATGAACCAGTTGAATCCAATTACGTAACTGACCTCGCAAAAGAAATTAATTGTAAATTTATTCCTCGTGATTATCAGATTGAATATGTAGAAAACGCTATTGCTAAAAGGCGTTCATTATCACTCAGCCCAACATCATCTGGTAAAAGTTTAATTATCTATTTACTACAGCAACACTATTTCCAAACATTCGGACATCGTACTCTTATTATTGTACCTACGATTGGTTTGGTTCATCAGATGGCTGGTGATTTTGTGGATTATGGTTGCGATGAGTCTATTATATACAAAATACAAGGCGGTGTAGATAAAAATACTGCTGCGCCTATTGTTATATCAACATGGCAATCACTCGTTAAACAACCAAAAAGTTGGTTTGCTCAATTTAGAGTTGTGATGGGAGACGAAGCTCATCTATTCCAGGCGAAATCTCTGACATCAATTATGCATAAATTAACTGATTGTGATTATAGACACGGCTTTACTGGAACATTAAAATCAGCTGAGAGTAAAACACACAGATTAGTTTTGGAAGGTTGTTTTGGTAAAGTGAAAAAG